CCGCATGGAATCCTGCTGACACGCAATTATTGTTAATTCGCGGCGATGCTTATTCAGGCGTAGTTGATCGCACATTTATTATTTCAGCAACCGATGGCACAGGCATTGTTTATTATGCTTTCAACGGTCGCGTTGGTAATTTCCAAATTGATTCTGCCGTTGGTGCTGAAGCAAAATGTATGTTCACCATCCATCCGCGTGGCAACCAATTCGGTTGGTCAAACAACACTTAATCAAACAGCCCCGAAAGGGGTTGTTGTTTTATAGGATAAGATAATGGAAATTAAATCGCAAAATGACCTGCTTGGGTTTTTAGTTACTCAAGCAGGAAGTGGCCAAAAAAACTGGTTTGGTTTTGCACAGCAACGCTTAACAGGTATTAACTTGGCACATGAAATAGCCGCTAATCATGCTGATAAAATGACACCTGACGAAGTGGTGGATTATGTTGTTTCATTAAACAACAACATTTATCAAAAGTTAATTAAGGCTGACTAATGGAAGAACAGTTTCGCATAACTGGATTAAAGGAAACCTTGCAATTATTCCAAGATCTAGCGCGTGATATTGGCGACAGGGAAGCGCGGTCAAAAGTTTTAATTCCTGCGGTTAAAGATGCCATGAAGCCTGTTTTATATACAGCGCAGGCTTACGCATCATCCGATGAAACAAATATGTTACGCGATTCATTGCATATAACTGGCAAGCGTGCTACAAACAAAGACAGAAAATCAAGATATGTAACAACAACTGATTCTGTTTTAGCCTTTGTTACAACTAAACCAATTCCAAAAAAATTAAGAAAAAGATTTAATAAGGAAATGTTTAAAAAAGGCGTTAGGCATAAAGATGAAATTAGAAGTGAAGCCAAAAAGTTTTACGGCGCACATAATATCTTTTATGATGCAAGGGCGGTTGTCAATGAATTTGGAACAGCAAACAGACCTGCCAAACCATATTTGCGGCCAGCATTAGAGGGGCAAGCAGAATTTGTTGCCGAGTTATTAGGGCAAATTTTAAGTCAAAAGATAAAACAATATAGGAGTAAATCATTATGAGTAAAATAGCATCGGCATTGGGCAATAAATATCAGGAAAATCGTTTGTCAGTAATGACGCGAACATTTGTTTTGGGCGATCATACATTTCGCGTGCGCGTTCCTGCGGTGCATGAAATTGAAGCAATATATAATTATTACAAATCACCAAACCAAAATTTGGTTGATGAAGCATTTAAAAGCATGACCTATGATTTGGTTAGCATTAAAGACACAAATCCCGATGGCGTTGTTTACAGCGATAAGGATGTAATTGTTGATGGCCGGTCAATGATGGAAGCCGCCCGTAATAAAGTTATTTTGCAACATAGAATTGTGGAATACTTTAAATTTTTAATACCTGAAGATGGCCAATCATTAGCTGATTTAGAATATGCCGACATTGAGGAAGAATTTCCTTTGTCCATACAAATACAAATGATTGATAAAATAGGCGAAGTTATATCGCCTGATTACAAGGCCATTAAGGAAAAGTAACAAGTTCATTAAGAACGCAAGTTAAAGCGGCAATGATTTTTAATGGACATACGCAAGATAGTATTGCCGAATTGGATGAATCAACATTAAATGAAATAACCGTTATGTTTGCTGACGGCGCAATAGGCAATTATGGTTTATTGCAAACAATGGGCAATTTAACGGCAGGTGTTTTTAATTATATGCGTGCGCCTAATAGCCAGCCTTATGAATTAAAAAATGTTTTGAATAGTGTTTATGGTTATATGTTTCCAGCACAGCCACCAAATGCTAGTCAGGCTTTATTAACATTTATGACGCAAGCGCAAGGCTTTAGTATGGATAAGTTTAAAAAGGAATAATCATGGCAATCGTATCAAGGTTAGGTGTAGTTTTAGGATTAGATTCAGCCCAATTTAATCAGGGCTTGGGGCTTGCCGAATCTAAACTTAGTGGCTTTGCCAAATCAACGATTGGTTCAAAAATAGGCGTTACAGCATTGGGCGCGGCATTAGTTGGCGCGGCTGTTAATGCCATTCAATATGCTGACAGCATTAACGACACAGCAAAAGCAAACGATGTTGCTGTTGGCACAGTTCTTAAATTATCTGAAGCCTTATCCGTTAGCGGCGGCAATAGCGAAAACACAGGAAAATTATTTTCATCATTAACGGCCAAAATTGATGATGCCGCCAATGGTAGCGATAAAGGTCGCGAATCATTTGATAAACTTGGCGTTTCGGTTGCTGATTTACGCCGCCTTGATGAAACAGCCTTATTTGAAAAAACATTAAAAGGCTTGGCTAATGTAAGTGATCCAATCACACGCAATGCCATTGCAATGGAATTGTTTGGCAAAGCCGCAAAGAATGTTGATATTAAAGGCGTTGCAGACAGTTACTTTAATAATGCTGGAAAATTCAATGATGCTGAACAGGCATTTAAAGATATAGGCGATGCCATTGATAAGATGGATGTCTTTACAAAGCGTTTAAGCACATCATTAGCCACCGATTTAGCCCCTGCATTATCTGATTCAGTTTCGTTTTTAAATAAAGCGATTTTTGGTTGGGATAATTTAACTAAAGCCATTGATAAAGCAAATCGCGCAAAAAGCGGTGGCAATTGGTCGCCAACACCAAAGATTGGTGATACGGCAAACAACTTTGGCGCATTTAATTTGCCTGCTGAATTTCAAGCAGGTGGCGTTCGCGGTCAAGATTTAAGCGATAAAGAACAAGCCAAAAAAGATAAAGCCGCAGAAAAAGCAAAATCAGATGCACAAAAATTAGCCGATGAAATAAAAAAACAAAAAGAATCATTGGAAGATCAGGTTATTGCTTATGAAGCGCAAAGATATGCGGCCGGCAGAGTATTAACTGAAGTTGAAAAAATTAACATTGAATTAGAACAAGGTAAAAAATATCAATACACAAGTGCAGAAGAACAAGCAAGATTATTAAACGCGGCGCGATTAGTTGATGCCGCAAAGTATTCGGCTGAATTTGAAGCTAAACGATTGGAAATGGCAAAGCAAGCCAATGATTTAATTTACAACAGCCAAGTTGCAACCGAACGCTTAGATGTTGAACGCCAAATGGTTGGGTTAAGTGATACGCAAGTTCAGTTGGCATTGGAATACTTTGATTTGCAGAAAAAGATTTTAGATATGCAAAAGCAAGGTTTTGATGAAAGATACATTTCCAATTTTGCTAATGCCGAAATGAATCGCATCAAAGCGCAGGAATTAAACGAAAGGGCGCAAAACACCTTTCAAGCCGGTTGGGATAAAGCATACAACAACTTTATTGAACGATCCCAAGATAGTGCGGCTTTAGGTGCTGAATTGTTTAACAACATGACAAACAGCATGACATCGGCTTTAGATAGATTTGTTGAAACTGGCAAAGTTTCATTTGGCAATTTAATAGGCAGTTTTATTAAAGATCTTTTGCGCTTTCAAATGCAATCCCAAATGAGTGGATTATTTGGCGCATTTGGTAGTGGCGGCGGTCTTGGTGGATTGTTTAGCAGTTCAACCAACTTTAATAATGGTGCTGGTTTGCTTGGTGGATTTTTTGCCGATGGTGGCGAACCGCCTGTTGGCGTTCCAAGTCTTGTTGGTGAAAAAGGACCGGAATTATTTATACCTAAAACATCAGGAACAATTATTCCAAACAATTCATTAGCTAGTGCAATGGGTAATCAGCCGCAGGTAGTTTATAATGGACCTTATATTGCTAATATGAGTGCAATAGATACGCAATCTGCAACACAATTTTTAGCTAGGAATAAAACGGCCGTTTGGAGTGCAAATCAATCGGCACAACGCAGTTTGCCACAGTCAAGGTAGAATAAAATGGCGACATTAAATACAATTTTAGCAATAGCAGAACAAGTTGGCATTAACGATCAGCGTTTTGTTGGCCAAGTGATTAGTCGCAATCAGCGCATAAGCACATCGGAAATTATGACCGTTGTTCCATTTGCTTTTGAAATGAAGCCTATGAATTATCTTTTGTATTCGCAAAATCGTGATTTGCTTGCAAATTTGCGATATTACGATAAAGCATTAGAACAATATTTAAATTTTGGATCTACTGGATGGAAAAATTATATTCAGTATCGTGGCGGCCTTTCTAGCGGACAAATATCGGCTTGCCAATGGCAGACTGCCAGCGCAAATAAAACATTGGTTCTAGGGGCATTGCCGTCAGTTTCAAGCGGAACATATATTGTTAAGACGGGTGATTTTTGTCAAGTTGGCCGATATTCCTATATTGCAACGGCCGATGTTATTCGCGGTAGTGGAACAACTGTAAATATTCCAGTTCATCGCAATTTAATTGATGCAATTGTTAGTCCAATAAATGCGGTTATTGGTGAATATGGAACAACTATTAGCATGGGTGGATCAACTTATGCTGGTGTTACTTTTCCGCTTATATTGCGTGAATATCCAACTTATACTTTACAGCCAATTACAGACGACAGTTTTATTTCGTGGAACGGCACATTTAAAGCATTTGAAGCGGTTCTATAATGGAAAATATTGTTCCAGTTCAAAACACCAATAACATTCGGATGGCTGATTTTGTGCGTGTAACAACGCCGTCAGCCGTTTATCGTTTTTCAACTGCACCAAGTTCTTTGACTATTCCCGATGTTGATGCACAGCCTTTTGATGGCCTTGGCGTATTGGTAAAAATTGGTGAGGTCCAAAGGGATATTAAATCCACCGCAAATGAAACAAGTGTAACGCTTGTTGGTTTAGATACAGCATTGCTTGGTTGGGTATTAGGTCAAGAAATAAAAGGCTCACAAATTGAAATGTGGCATGGCTTTTTTGATACCGATGGGGCTTTAATTACAACAGGCGGTTCAGGCGGCTTATATCAATTTTTTAATGGATTTATAAATTCATTTTCTATTAGTGAGCAATGGATGGAAGAAATTCGCGCTTATGTAGGAACAGTTGGAGTAAGCGCATCAAGCATTCAAATAATTTTGCAAAACAGAACGGCTGGAAGATATACAAATAATAATTCATGGCAATTTTTTAATCCTAGCGATACATCAATGAATCGCGTTTCATTTATTGAAACCATAAATTATGCTTTTGGAAAAACTGAAACATAAGGTTTAAAATGACAATACAATATACGACAGAAAAAGTATCAGAATGTTTTGATGAAGTTTTAACTTTACTTGATGATCATTATCAAGAATTATCAGTAACTAAAAATTATAAATTAAATCCTTGTTATGATATTTACAAGGATAATGAAAAAAATGGTAAGTGCCGAGTTATCTTATGCAAAGATAATGATGTTATTGTTGGTTACATTGTTTTTTTTATTGATATAAATTTGCATTATCAAGATTGCTTATTGGCTTCAGAAGATATTTATTATTTAAAACCTGAATATCGCAAAGGGCGAACAGGAATTAAAATGTTTAAATTTGCTGAAGAATATCTTAAATCATTAGGCGTTAATATGATTAGATATTCAACAAAAGTTCATTCCGACAATTCAAGTTTATTTGAATTTTTAGGTTATTCTTGCATTGAAAAAGTTTTTACAAAAGCAATTTAAGGATTAAATAATGGGTGGAATGATAGTAGCGGCAATTGCTGGTGAAATTTTTGCGGCAACAGTAGTTGGTGCGGTTGTAGCATTTGCAATCAATGTGGTTGCTTCAGCTATTATTTCAAAAATATTTGCCCCTGATGCACCAAATCAAGGATCGCAAGCGGCACAGCCAAATCCGGGCAATCGCCAACAACTTGCCCCTGCCGGTGATAATAAATTGCCTGTTGTTTATGGTTCTGCTTATCTTGGCGGAATTATTACCGATCTTACTATCAGCGAAAATAATCAAGACATATATTGGGTAATGGCTTTATGTGAAGTTACCAATACTGAAAGTGGTGGAACGCCTGACACTATTACATTTGGCAATGTATATTGGGGCGGCAAACGATGTGTTTTTGGAAGCAATGGTGCAGTTACGGGCTTATATGATGAATCAAATGGCCAAACGCAAGATGTTTCCGGCAATATGGATATTTATTTATATAGTAATGGTTCAAATAATCCTGCAAACACAAGTCAAAGTGCTATTTCAATTTTAAGTCAATCTAATCTTGTTTATAAATGGGATGCAACAAAATTGATGAGCAATTGCGCTTTTGCTATTGTTCACTTGAAATACAATCAAGACAGAAATTTAACAAGTTTAAATCAAACTCGTTTCCAAGTTACAAATTTAAGGTCAAGCACCGGCGATTGCTTTTTAGATTATTTAACAAGTGAACGCTATGGTGCGGCAATTCCATTGGCTCAAATTGATACGGCCAGTTTGACAGCATTAAATACATACTCAAACCAAGTTATTACATACACGCCTTATAGTGGCGGATCGGCAACACAATCACGCTTTAAATTTAATGGATCGCTTGATACTAATTTAAAAATTATGCAAAACATTCAAGCAATGGCCGATTCATGCGATTGTTTGGTTCGTTATTCTGAAATTTTTGCCAAATGGGGCGTTATTGTTCAATCGCCAACTTATTCCGTTTCAATGGATTTAAACGATAGCAACATTATTTCAGCCATTACAGTTACGCCAATTGATCTATCAAATAGTTTTAATATCATTGAATGTAAATTTCCGGATGGCGGTAATAAGGATTCATTTAATACTAGCACGCTTGATTTGGCGAT